GTTATCAGTGGCTGGCATTGACATGCACCTGATGCAGTTTCACCCAGAGTACAGCGCAGAAGAAGCTGGGCTGGACTTCTTGTTGGAAGAAGGAGTCAGTGACCCTGATTTAGAATACTGCATGGTGTTCGTGCAGAAGCTGTCGCTTCTTGATGATGCGGCATTAAGTCTGGAGAAGTCGGACTATTACATGAACTTCCCAGAAGATACCTATGAAGCCTTGGTGCTAGACAGACGGAGATTACGTAATGGTAATGAAGAAAAAGATGCGGGGCGGCGGCATGATGAAGACAGCGGCTAAAAAGAAAATGATGCGTGGCGGTGTAGCCAAGAAAAAGATGATGCGTGGTGGCATGGCCGCTAAGAAGCGTGGTAAGTAATGGTTGTTGATTTCAGCAAAGAGAAGAAAGCTGTAATCAAGTATATCGCTTGGGGTTTGCTCTATATGGGCAAGCCCTTTACCGCTGTGGGCAACTGGTTCTGGAAACGGCACCGTGATGTACTGGATTGGGGCAATAAGTAATGGTACAAGCAGCCACATTTGATACCGCAACAGAAAGCGTTGCAGTTACTGCCACTTCTGGTGGTGCTAATGCTGATGTATTATATACAGTTCCTCCGTTTCACGATGCTACAGTAGAGTTCTTGCACGTTAGTAATGGTGCAGCCTCTACTGATAACATCAGCATACAGTGGTATCACAAAGAAGACAACACGTACTACACCATCGTAAATAATAAATCTATAGGTGGTAATAGTACATATGATGTAATTACATCAAATCGTCTGCACCTTCATGCTGGCGATAAGATTGTGGTATTTAACGGTGGTGGAAGTTTGGGTGCTACTATTTCTGTAAAAGAATACTACAACCCTGCCCGTGGAAACTAGGAGATAGGAGATGGCACGTGTCTCTAAAAAAACCCCCGCTAAAAAGAAAGCCGCACAAACTAGAACGCAGAAGAAACCGACTAGAACGCTTAAACTTTCGACGGGTGGTGCGACAAAGAGCAAAAGTAGAGTTAACGAAGCTGGCAACTATACTAAGCCCGGAATGAGAAAGCGTCAGTTCAACCGCATTAAAGCTGGCGGTAAGGGTGGCGCACCCGGACAGTGGTCAGCACGTAAAGCCCAGATGCTGGCTAAAGCGTACAAAGATGCAGGGGGCGGTTACAAGTAACCATGATTCACGTATTTCTCCTGTTCGTCTATATCGGAATAGGAGAGGACGAGAGGCTAGTCAGCAAAGACATGTACTTTCGTAACTTGAACGAATGTGTGTGGTATGCGCAAACATTACATAAGCAGGGAAAAGGTATAACTGCTTATTGCCTACCCAAACTGGTGGATAAGGATACGAGGGTGTACTGATGTTGGCGGAACTTGCAGCGGCTAACGCCGCATTTAGTGTTATTAAGCAGGCCGTGCAGCATTCTGGCGATATAGCCAAAGCTGGCAGTGCAATCGCTTCTTTTGTAGGTGCCAAGGAAGACCTGCAGAAAAAGGCTACCAGAAAAGGTGGCGGCTCTGACTTAGAAGAGTTCATGGCCCTTGAGCAGATACGTGAACAAGAAGAGCAACTGAAACAAATTATGATATACGCAGGTCGGCCCGGACTGTGGCATGATTGGCAAAAGTTTCAAGCAAAGGCCCGTATAGCACGTAGAGAAGCAGAGATAGCCCGTAGAAAAAAACTAAAGCATCACTTTGAAGTGTTTCTTATTACTGTTTTGTTTATTCTGGGTCTGACTGTTTTAGCTTGTATTGTATTACTTATACTACACTCACAAGGAAGATTGTAATGGCACTAGCGAAGTCCCAACAAAGTCTCAAGTCTTGGACAAAGCAGAAGTGGCGCACTAAGTCTGGCAAGCCCAGCGCAAAGACAGGTGAAAGGTATTTACCTGAAAAAGCAATAAAGTCCTTGACACCAGCCGAATATGCTGCTACAACTAGGGCTAAGAGAGAAGGTACACGCAAGGGGAAACAGTTTGTACGACAACCTAAGTCAATTGCAAAAAAGACTGCGCAATTTCGCAGAGGAGTATGACGACCCCCGTGAGACACGGCTTATAGACATTGAGCCTGACTTTGACAATCGTGTATTCCTTATTAGGAAAAAATTATGGGAACTCAAAAATGTTGACCGCATTGATAGGACCGATAGCTAATCTAGCTGGAACATGGCTAGATGGCAAGGTAGAAGAAAAGAAGGCTCAATCAGCCACCAAGGTAGCGAAGGCGCAGGCTGAAGCTATCGTAATGCAGAAGAAAGCTACTGGTGAGATTGATTGGGACTTAGAAGCAATAAAAGGTGCTTCGACTAGCTGGAAAGACGAGTGGCTAACTATTTTGTTTAGCATTCCTCTTATCTTAGCCTTTATACCCGGAATGGAACAGGTGGTTGCAAATGGTTTCGCACAACTCCAAGCTATGCCAGAATGGTATCAATATTCTCTGGGGGTTATCGTTGCTGCCTCATTTGGCGTTCGTTCAGCTACTAAGTTCTTTGGAAAGAAGTAGACATGGCCGAAGTCACTATGGAAAGAATACTGAAGTGGAAGATACTCCCCCGTTTAATGATGCTGGGGATGTCCCTGTCGGCGTGGCGGGTTGTGGAGTGGTTTATGACGTTGCCCGACCCTACGTCACAGCAGGCTGCACTTGTAAGTGTTGTAACGGGGGCAATGACAGGTGCCTTTGCGGTATGGATGGGACATGAGAAATGAAATACAATAAAGATGATTTAATTAAAAAGCTGATTGCCCATGAAGGTCTACGCCTTGATGTGTACAAAGATACGCTAGGCATCAACACCATTGGCATTGGCAGAAATCTGGATGACCGGGGTATCAGTAAAGAAGAACTGGATTGGATGGACTATCCATCCATTGACCATGTTTTTTCTGATGGCATCACTGAAGCAGATGCTATGTACCTCGCACAGAATGACGTACAGATAGTCGAGGAAGAACTTGTCCGTGCGCACCCTTGCGTAGATGAGTTAGACGCTGTACGTCAACTTGTACTTGTGGATATGGCATTTAACCTTGGGGTGCCACGGCTTTGTAAGTTTAAAAAGATGTGGGCTGCTGTACACGCAAAACAATTCGACGTAGCCGCAAAGGAAATGCTTGACAGCAGGTGGGCAAATCAGGTAAAATCACGTAGTACAAAACTCGCCCATGCCATGCATCACGGAGAGTTTAATGGCTAGAGAGTTGACAGGCAAACAAAAGGCGTTTCTGCAAGTTCTGTTTGACGAGGCTGGTGGTAATATGGTCATGGCTAAAAAACTGGCTGGCTATGCTGACAGCAGTTCTACAGCAGAAATTGTAAAAGGTTTGAAAGAAGAAATCCTTGAGGCCACACAGATGTACATGGCGCAGAACGCACCAAAGGCTGCAATGGCTATGACAGGCGCACTGTATGACCCAACGGAACTTGGTATCCGTGACAAGATGTCTGCCGCCAAAGAACTGCTTGACCGTGTAGGTCTGGTGAAGACAGAGAAGATGCAGGTAGAAGCAAGTGGCGGCGTTATGCTTATGCCACCTAAAGCACCTGTTGAGGATGATGATTAGTTTTATAGATTGGGATGCCCCAATTAAAGAAGGCAGAAAAAACGATACTTGTCCAAAATGCGTTACAAAAAACATGAAGCGCAAAGGTAAAAATAAACGCATATGTTTAGACTGCGATACATTATTTGTTAGGCCGATAAATGACACGAAGCATAGGCAAGTGGAAGCTACCACAGCCAACAGACATTAAAGAAGAAAACGAATGGGTACAGATACCTCGCATTGCAAGGACTGTACCCTTTGGTTACAAGCAGAGTGAAGAAGACCCCGACATTCTTGACCCTATTCCAGTAGAACTGGACTTGCTAGAGAAAGCACGTAAGTACGTCAATCAGTATTCCTACCGTGAGGTAGCTAACTGGCTGACAGCAAACAGCGGCAGATACATCTCCCATGTAGGATTAAGGAAACGGTTAGCGAATGAACGACAGCGTAAGGACACGGCTAAAAGCCTCCGCAAGTGGGCAGAGTATGCGGAAACGGCGATCTCCAAAGCGAAAGCCATCGAAGAAGCAAGAACTGGAGCAAGAGCAGCAGCCGCAGATTGACGAGGTTTCATATGAAACATCTGACGTTGAGGAACATGCTAATGTATTGTTCAAGCCTAATCCGGGGCCGCAGACAGAGTTTCTAGCCGCTAGTGAACGAGAAGTATTATATGGCGGAAGTGCGGGTGGCGGTAAAAGTTACGCCATGCTGGCAGACCCGCTCCGCTACATGGGGCATCCACAATTTAGTGGATTGTTATTAAGACATACAACTGAAGAACTGCGAGAACTTATTTTTAAATCGCAGGAGTTGTACCCCAAAATCTGGCCCGGTATAAAGTGGTCAGAAAGGAAGATGCAGTGGACTGCGCCATCTGGCGCAAGGTTGTGGATGTCCTATCTCGACAGAGATGAGGATGTCTTGCGTTATCAGGGTCTGGCATTTAGCTGGATAGGCTTTGACGAATTGACACAATGGGCCACACCATATGCATGGAATTACATGCGAAGTCGTCTACGGTCCACTGCACCTGACTTGCCCATCTTTATGAGGGCGACTACCAACCCCGGTGGCCGGGGCCATCACTGGGTCAAGAAAATGTTCATCGACCCCGCACCATATAACAGGACATTCGATGCAACAGACACAGAGACCGGAGAAGTTCTTCGATATCCCTATGGCCATAGCAAGGCAGGAAAACCTTTATTTAAGAGACGCTTTATCCCGGCAAGACTCTCTGACAACCCATACCTATCAACAGCAGGAGACTATGAGGCCATGCTCCTCTCGCTTCCTGAGCAGCAGCGTAGGCAACTTCTTGAGGGCGATTGGGACATCAAAGAAGGCGCAGCGTTTACTGAGTTTGATAGGCGTGTGCATGTTGTGGAGCCTTTCCATATTCCTGCTAACTGGGTCAAGTTTCGTGCATGTGACTATGGCTACGGTAGTTATACTGGCGTTCTTTGGTTTGCTGTTGCGCCTGATGAGCAGCTTATCGTATATAGAGAACTATACGTCAGTAAGGTCTTGGCCTCAGACTTGGCTGATATGATACTGGACTTGGAAGCCGAAGATGGTAATATTAAGTACGGTGTTTTGGACAGCAGTCTTTGGCATAAGCGTGGCGATACTGGTCCTTCTCTTGCGGAGCAAATGATTGCAAAAGGATGTCGCTGGCGTCCCTCAGACCGCAGCAAGGGAAGTCGGGTAGCCGGTAAGAACGAAATACACAGGCGTTTACAGATTGACGAATTTACAGAGGAGCCAAGACTTGTATTCTTTGATAGCTGCACAGAGACAATATCACAGTTACCGTCCATCCCTCTGGACAAGAAAAATCCAGAAGACGTTGACACGAAGTCTGAAGACCACCTTTATGACGCTCTCCGGTATGGGATTATGTCCAGACCCCGGTTCTCTATTTTTGACTACGACCCGCATGGCAGACCATCGACAGGTATGAGGGTAGCTGATGCCACATTTGGATATTAAGGGAAGCACACATGGCTGATGATGAAATTATGATTGAAGACGATGCTGTTGTTCTGGAAGATGCAGAAGATAGTGTTATAGAAGATGCGGATGTAACAAACATCATTCCATTTATTATGGAGCGTTACAAACGTGCTGAAGACTATCGTTATCAGGACGAAGAGCGGTGGCTACGTGCGTATCGCAACTATCGTGGTCTCTATGGCCCGGATGTCCAGTTTACTGAGTCTGAAAAGTCTCGTGTGTTTATCAAAGTCACTAAGACTAAAACACTTGCAGCATACGGCCAGATTGTTGACGTACTGTTTGCTAATAATAAATTTCCCCTCTCTATTGAGCCGACTGAACTGCCTGAAGGTGTAGTCGAGTCTGTTCATTTTGATCCCAAAGAACCTGACCAACTTATGTCTGGCACTGCGTTGACCAGCCCATATGGTTTTCCCGGTGATGGTAATGACTTGCCACCGGGTGCTACTGCTACCACTTTGGCAGAGCAGCTTGGGCCTCTGGGAGAAAAGTTACAGCCTGTAGAGGATAGGCTCAAGGAAGGACCGGGTAGAACGCCTACTGCTATTGAGTTTAGCCCAGCTATGGTTGCGGCTAAGAAAATGCAGAAGAAAATTCACGATCAACTTGAGGAGTCGGGTGCCAACAAAAACCTACGCAGCAGTGCATTTGAAATGGCACTGTTTGGTACAGGCATTATGAAAGGCCCGTTTGCTGCCGACAAAGAGTATCCTAATTGGGATGACGATGGTGGCTATGACCCTATGTTCAAGACTGTACCGCAGGTCAATCACGTATCGGTGTGGAACTTCTATCCTGATCCAGATGCCAACAATATAGAAGAGGCACAGTTTGTCATTGAGCGACATAAAATGTCCCGATCTCAACTTCGCAATCTGAAAAAGCGTCCATACTTCCGTAGTAAAGTTATTGACGAGACTATTAGTCTTGGTGAGAACTACGACAAGAAGTATTGGGAAGACGACCTGTCTGACTATGCACCGGAGCATGGCATTGACCGTTTTGAGGTTCTTGAGTATTGGGGCATGTGCGACACAGAGATGCTGGAAGAGAATGGTGTAGACATTCCACAGGAACTCAAGGACTTTGACGAACTGCAAGCAAACGTATGGATTTGTAACAACAAACTCCTGCGTATGGTTCTCAACCCATTCAAGCCAGCTAAAATCCCATACGTGGCTGGCCCATATGAGATGAACCCTTACAGCTTCTTTGGTGTAGGTATTGCAGAGAACATGGACGACACGCAGACGCTGATGAACGGCTTCATGCGGATGGCTGTAGACAACGCAGTCCTGTCTGGCAATCTGATTGTAGAAGTAGACGAAACCAATCTGGTGCCGGGACAAGACCTCTCGTTGTATCCGGGCAAGGTGTTCCGCCGTCAGGGTGGCGCACCGGGTCAGGCTATCTTCGGTACAAAGTTCCCGAATGTGTCACAAGAGAACATGATGCTGTTCGACAAGGCACGACAGCTTGCTGATGAAAGTACAGGCTTCCCATCATTTGCTCACGGCCAGACTGGCGTGACAGGTGTTGGTCGTACTGCCAGCGGCATCTCCATGCTAATGGGTGCTGCTGCTGGTAGCATCAAGACTGTCATCAAGAATGTTGACGACTATCTGCTGCGTCCTTTGGGCGAAGGCTTCTTCCGGTTCAACATGCAGTTTGACTTTGATCCTGATATCAAGGGTGATCTGGAAGTTAAGGCACGTGGTACTGAAAGCCTGATGGCAAACGAAGTTCGTAGTCAGCGACTGATGCAGTTCCTGAATATTGCCAGCAATCCTGTGCTGGCTCCCTATGCGAAGTTCCAGTATGTAATTCGTGAAATCGCAAAATCTCTCGACCTTGACCCCGACAAAGTAACCAACAATATGAACGAAGCCGCCCTGCAAGCGGAGATGATGAAGCAGTTCCAAGCACCGCTTGATCAGCCGCTAGGAACGCCAGCACCGGCTGGTGCCGACGCTATGGATACCAGTGGTGCTGGTGGCGGTACAATAGGCGTAGGACAGGCTCCTACACCGGGTGAACAAGGATTTAGTGCAAATGGACAGACAGCAAATACTCAGCCGCCTCAAGCCTTGGGTGGGCAACAACCGCCAATGGGAGGCGTTCAGTAGTTATCTAGATGAGGCCATTGAGGCCCACTTCAAGGTAATGGAGCAATCGACTGATACGATTGCGTTGTACAGACAGCAGGGTGCTATTCAGGCACTGCGCAGATTAAAACAGCTAAGAGATGAGATAAGTGGCAAATAGCCTAGATCAACAGATGGATTTGTTTAGTTCCCGCTCAAGTAACTTTGAGCCGATTGAACCACTGCCCATAAATCCTATTACTGGTGATCCAGAATTAACAGAGCCGTTGCCTGATCCTAATGCACCTGAATATAAAAAGATGCGTAAGGATTTTGCTAAGGATGTTGGCAAGGGGATGATCACATCTCCTGTTACTGGTACTGCTGACATTGTTGAACTTGGTGCGATGCTACCTGACCCAAAAGTGGGTACAGGTGTTTCTCCTACTTACATGGTTATTGAGGAGACATTTGATCAGCTTAAAAACATAGGCATTACACGTGACAATGCTGAAAAGTTGATTAAAGATGTTACTGGCATAGAACTTGAAGGCACAGCCGGTGAGTTTACTGGCGAACTCATAGGACTGCCAGTAGCCGCCGCCACAAAAGCAGGAACATCTATTCTATCCGCTGCAGCTAAATACGGCGACAAAGCAGGTGAGTTTCTTAGTGACATTGCGGATGAAGCTAAGGGTTTGTTCCGTACTGCATCCGGCGGCGATGACTTTGACGGCATGGCTCCTGCCACTGTAGCTGACACGCCCCCTGTAGCAGCACAGACTGATCAAGCATTTGATGTAACACCTACAATGCCTGACACCTCCGTGTCGCCAACAATGATTGGTACAAACACAGGGGCAGGTCGCCAAGCTGTAGATGAATACGAAGCAATGAAAGCTGCTGATCCTGATATGGATGACGCAGAGTTGTTTGCACAAACAGGCGTTTACATGGGGCCGGATGGAAAGCCCAGATTTGAACTAGACACTACAGACGCAAAATTAGCAACTGTAGCCAATGATGCAGATGAACTTGTTCCTATTGTTGAGACACTTTCTGAAGGCAGTAAAGTTAGACTAGATGAAATACTAGATTTTAGGCAGCTTATGGATGCCTATGATAAAAAGTTCTACGATTCTACAAAACTAGATTTTGTGTCTCCTGTACCAATATCGGACATGGCTGTTGAGATCGTTGATCCAAAAACAATGAATGGTGCTTCTGGATCATACTCATACGTCAACATGAAAATAAAACTAAGTTCTGATCTTTTAGATAATCCTGATCAACTGCTTTCAGTATTAATGCACGAAGTTCAGCATGCAGTTCAGCACAAAGAAGGATTTACTGGGGGTTCTAATAAACGTGCTTTTATTGAAGCAAGTGCTAAAGCACTAGACCCTAATGGTAGAATGGGTACAATTGACGGTATGACCACTTTACTGGCATATCGAGATATGGCAACTAATGCCGTTAAAGACCTTACGCAGTTTGAACAAACACAATTACAAAACCATCTAAAGGGTACTGTTGGATCGCCTAGCCTCACTCCAAATGTAAAACTTGAAACGGAAGACATAGAGACATTCTACGACATGCAGAATGTCATATATGAATTTCTAAAGAAAGCCGGACACAACAATGATACTGTAACCAGCAGTGACTTAAACGGATTATATAGTTCGCAAGGCTTACGTAATTTTTTTGATCAACTACTTGAAGAGGGAGGAACTGCCACAACTCCAGAAATGGTTGAAGAAGTAGCAGGATATAAATCATTTTTAGATAAACTAGATAATGCTGGAAACAGTGATCAACTGCTTCGTAAAATTATGCGTCCAGCTATGCGTTCTAAAATGAATTTGGGATTTCTACGAGATGTAGAGGAAACAGCTAACGCAAATTATTATAGGAAATATGGTGAGGTTGAGTCTCGTTTAGTGCAGGAACGTGATGCACGTCGTAAAGAACTTCTTGATATGGGGTTTAGTCGTGGCGATATTTTTTCAATTATGCGAGATGAGTTTCCACCACTTAACTACTCCATTAGTAAGGAAATTATGGAGAAGGGGGGATTTGACACACAAGACTTAGATGTTATTGTTTCTCACATCCCTGATCGTAGAGGGTCGGAATTAGTAAGAATACCTGAAGATTTTACATTGCTAGAAGGCGCAGAAGGTAACAAGGGTATTAATTTTAGTGCTGCAGAAAGTGACGATTTTTCTCCCTATAGCGGGCAAATGGGTCGTGGTTTTGTAGATGCTGCTATTGAAGGACGTAGGCAAGCAAGCGCAAACGCAGTAAAAATGTTTGCTGAAGACGGTGCCTTAGACGCATTCAAGGTTGGAGACCGTATACCGGGAAAGAATACATCTTTTAAGGTAACAGGATATAGCGCACAAGGTTTTTCCGAAGAGGCGATGGAAAAACAGATAGATCAGTATCAAAGATTACGTAAAGATCAAATCGAAGCTGGAACAGTTCCTGAACAGCCTACTTATATGTTGGGTGACGACGGCAAATATTATCGTCTCGTTATTAATGTTGAAGGTGACGACGGGACTGTAACACAATTATCTCACGACATTCTTACCCATCAAAATAAAAAATTTGATAAGTTTTTGGGTAAACTTAATATGGCAGAAGGTGGAGTAGTACCTATGGACAGACAAATGGATATGTTTGCAGACGGTGGTCTGGAGCAAGACGGCGGGACTAACGACCCGGTATCAGGCAACGAAGTGCCACCCGGCTCTACACAGGAAGAGGTGCGGGACGACATCCCAGCACAGCTTAGTGAGGGCGAGTTTGTATTCCCGGCTGACGTGGTGCGGTTCATTGGTCTTGAGAAGCTGATGCGGATGCGTCAAGAAGCCAAGATGGGCCTCAAGATGATGGAAGAGATGGGCCAGATGGGCAACAGCGATGAAGCCACTATGCCGGATGATTTACCTTTTGACATTAATGACCTTGACATGGATGACGAGCCGGAGTATAATGTAGGTGGTTTTGTTCCAGCAGCACCTCAACAGCAACAGCAGTTTGGCATTAGTGGCTACACACCCGCTGCTGCCCCAACGACAGGATTTACACAGGCCGCATCACAGCAGTTTGTGCAACCACCAACTCCTGTAGCACAGGCTCCTACTCCCATAATGCAGCAATACGAGGCACCGCAATTTAGTGAGTTTGTAGGTGGTGGCTTTGGTGAGTATGACGAGTTGCGTGAATATCGCAACGAAGCTGGTAATGTTATGATGATTCCATTCAAGGATGGCAATCCTATCAGTCCCATTCCTGAAGGTTACACATTTTATGATCCAGAGGAGACTGCCACAGAAAAAGTAACTACAACGCCTACGACACCTCAGACGACGCAGGTTCGTGAGGATGATCCATCTGACGATAAAGACCCCGGTTTCAGCACAACTGATGTAACGGGCATTGGCTATGACAAATCTAAACTTGATCCACTTCTCAAAGAAACTATTGACGATTTTGGTTTTGGTTTTGGTGCATTAGCCGATACCTTTAGTAAAGTGGGTATTACGAGTGCTGTAGCCAGTATGATGGATAAAGACCCACGTGTTAGTGCCAATGTTTTGACAAGTTCTACTTTTGGTGGGGTTGTTGATGCATTTCGTGGGGGCGACGTAAACTTCACTGATAGGCCGGGTCGTAAGACGGGTACTTATGATGATAATACTTCTTTGCATGAAATGTCTCTTTCTAAACAACGAAACATTGCAAATGTAGCAAGAACTGTTGTCACAAGCATGAGAGATATTTTTGTAGATGATAACGGAAGGGCTAAACCAGAAGCGCAGGTAAAGTCAGACTTAATTAAAGAAGCAAAGAAAAATGGAGTTGCCGTAACTATTCCGGGTACAAATATTTCGTATCGTACGGAAACGATAGCCCGTGAACTTTCTAAGAAAAAAGCAGAAGATATTATTGCACAAAAGGAACAAGAACGGCAAGCACGAGCCGACGCAGCAGCAGAGGCATCAAGACGGGCTGAACAAGAGTTTTATCAGTTGTCCGTTGACCCTGATACAAGCGGCGATACATACATGGGCGGTCCTGTGTCTCTTGCTCAAGCGAGAGAAGAAGACCTTGATGTTACAGGTACAGCCGGTGCCTTTACAGGCGAACCCATAGGAATGGAAGATGAATATGATTTTAACACGGGTGGTTTAGCATCTAAGAAAAAAACCAAGCCTAAAAAAATGAAGCGAGGTGGACTAGCTTCTAAAAAATAGTTCACACATATGTTGGCTACCTAATCCCCCACCCCGGCGTGGCTACGGTTGGCCCCAACTAGGAGAAAAGTAAATGGCAGAGACTGCTGAAATCATGGCTGAAGAAATGCAGCCACCAAAAAAAGTTGCGTTTGCAAATCGTAAATACACTAACGAAGAAAAACGCAAGATGGAAGAAGAAGAACTTGAGCAGATGCTCAAAGAACAAAAAGGTGAAGTAGAAGAAGCTGCAGAGCCTGAAGAAGATGAACCTACGACAGCAGAAGAAAAGACGTTTAAAAAACGCTACTCTGATTTGCGTAGGCATCAACAAAAACAAGCAGAAGAATTTAAGACAGAACTTGCAGAACTAAAACGTCAACTAGCAGACGCTACAAAGAAAGAGATGAAGCTACCCAAGTCCGACGAGGACATTGAAAAATGGGCAGAGGAGTATCCAGACGTAGCAGCAATCGTTGAAACAATTGCAATGAAGAAAGCAAGTGAGCAATCTAGCGCACTTGAAGAACGCATCAAAGCAATTGACGAGATGCAACTGTCTGCCACAAAGGAAAAAGCAGAAGCAGCATTGATGCAGATGCATCCTGATTTTGATGAAATTCGTGACAGCGATGAGTTTCACGAATGGGCTGAAGAACAGCCGAAGTGGGTGCAAGATGCGCTTTATGAAAACGACAACGACGCACGTTCTGCTGCTAGGGCGATTGACCTCTACAAAGCTGATATGGGTATTGGCAAAAAGAAACCCAAGTCAGACAAAGATGCAGCCAAGTCTGTGTCCACAAAAAATAGTCGCAGTAAGCCGCAAGAAAACGAAGCGTCAAGTTACTTGAAAGAGTCAGATGTGCAGCGCATGTCTCCACAAGAGTACGAAGCAAAGTCTGACGAAATCATGGAAGCTATTCGTAGTGGCAAGTTTGTCTACGATGTTTCGGGGTCTGCACGATGAGTGTGATATATAAACCCGAAAGAGACATGGAATTTATTGCTCCTTTTGGCCCAACGATGGGATATTATCGTATGCCGGAGGAACTTGTAGACAAACTAAACAGTAAGATGTCAGATAAACTTGATGACTATTCTGACAATCTAGTCGGTAAAGTATCCGAAGAGTTAGCGTTTGATAAAGAAATAGTGCAGATTGCCCAAGATGGTTTGGGTCAATTTATTGGACAGTATCAAGCCTATACAGAGTTAAGGAACTCTTTTGGAAAAAAAGAACTAGACACAGACAAATACAACTACGGTTTACAGGTTGTTTCAGGCTGGTTTGTGCGCCAGTTTGAGAACGAATACAATCCTCTTCACATACATACTGGTTGTCGCCTATCCTGTGTAGGCTATCTAAAACTACCAGAAGGTATTGAAGAAGAATGGGAAGAAGACTACAAAGACCACCATCCTTCTAATGGTCACATTCAGTTTGCTTACGGCACAGCCTCTGGCTATACCTGCACAAACTTTATTGTGAAACCACAGGTAGGAGACTTTTACGTCTTTCCTTCTCAACTATTTCACTGCGTATACCCATTTAAAACTAAAGGGGAACGCAGGTCTTTCAGTATGAACATGAACTTTCTTGAGATGCTGAAAGAAAAAGATGTTGACAAATAGTTATTTTTTCGTATAACTATAGACAACAAAGGTGTAAGTGGGTTCGCTACCTGCTTGCACCAATCCGCAAACAATACAGTCTTACGGATTACCTGACGAGCATGGCCCGTTGAATAGTTGGGCGGCCACCTAACTAGAATACGCACCCATTGTGAATCAGCCTCTGATTAGTCTGGTAAGTTTGCATCTGTTAAATGCCTAAATAGGAGATAACATCATGGCTTTTACTACCGCAGCCGGGCATGGTAATCTTCCTAACGGTAATTTTTCGCCCGTAATTTACAGCAAACAGGTGCAACTTGCTTTCCGCAAGGCATCTATTGTTGAAGCAATCACCAACAGTGACTACTTTGGTGAGATTGCGCAAATGGGTGACTCCGTTAAGATTATCAAGGAACCCGAAATCACGGTTAAGGAGTATGCACGTGGTACAACCATCACGCCGCAAGACCTTGACGACGAAGACTTCAGCCTGACAATTGACAAAGCTAACTACTTTGCATTTAAGGTTGACGACATTGAAGAGGCGCACAGCCACGTAAACTTCCAGTCTCTGGCAAGTGACCGTGCTGCTTACCGCCTTGCTGACCAGTTTGACCAAGACGTTCTTGGCTACCTGTCAGGCTTTAAGCAGTCTGCCATTCATGGCGCTGCTGATACTGTTAACACAACCGTTAACGGTGGTAAGGCTGTTACCACGGCTTCCGATGGTTCCAACCTTGTAGGTGCTGAACTGCTGGCTTCCATGTCACTGGACGCATCTGACTTTACCAATACCTCTGGCACTGCCGGTGCCGCTAATAGCTGTATTGGTATTGAGCCACGTGCAGGTGGCGCAACGGCTGCTAAGTCCAGCACTGCTGGTAACGCATTCCCGCTGCAAATCATTGCACGTATGTCACGTCTGATGGACCAACAGAATGTTGATACCCAAGGACGCTGGCTCGTTCTTGACCCGGTTTTCATTGAAGTTCTGAAGGATGAGGACTCACGTCTTCTGAACTCTGACTTTGGTGGTTCTGGACTCCAGAATGGTCTTGTTGTAAACAACCTTCACGGTTTCCAAGTTTACTCGTCTAACAACCTGCCGTCGCTGGGTACTGGCCCTGCAACTACCGGCGGTGTTAACGCATCTAACATGGGTATCATCGTGGCTGGTCATTCGTCTGCTGTTGCAACTGCAGAGCAGATTAACAAGACTGAAACCTACCGTGACCCGGACAGCTTCGCTGATATTGTCCGTGGTATGCACCTGTATGGTCGCAAGATTC